TTCATTTTAACCATTCAATCCTTCCATCTTGATATTTCTTATATGATTTATTAATTTTTTTAATATTTCCATTATTATTAGTAATAGAATTTTCAATTACGGTAACCGATTTATCTGGATTTAGAACTTGACTAGAAGAACTTTGATATTGTGAAAAATATGATGTTTCTGATGGAATTATAGATGTATTAAAATTATTAAAAAAATTACTAAATAAGTTATTACTATAATTTATTAAATCAAAATTATTGTTAGTATATTTATTTGCTTCTAAATATGATTTATTAACATTTTGTTTATAATATTCTTTATCAACTTGGGATATATTCATTCTATTAATTTCAGCGAGTTTATTATTATATGAAGTGACTAATTCATCTTTGGTATAACCATTCTTTAAATTAAAAAATTTACGAAAATCAACGGACATGTATACATTAAATTAAGAAAAAATTGTATTTCAAAAATTTTAAATTAAATTAATATAATTAATGTCGTTAATAGCAATTTGTGGATTTCAAGGTTCTGGAAAAGATACTCTCGCAAATATACTAATAGAAAATTATGGTTATACTAAAGTAAGTTTTGGAGGAATTTTAAAAGATATTGTATCGATTATTTTTAATTGGGATAGAGATTTATTAGAAGGTATTACAATAAAATCTAGAGAATGGAGAGAGACAGTTGATAATTGGTGGGCAAATAGATTAGATATTCCAAATCTTACTCCACGTTATATTCTTCAACATATTGGAACTGATATATTAAGAAATAAGTTTCACCCCGATATATGGGTAGCTGCATTAGAAAGAAAATTATATAATAAATGTGGTATTGTAATTACTGATTGTAGATTTCAAAATGAAATAGAAATGGTAAAAAAATTAGATGGTAAATTAATTCATATTTATAAAGGTATTATACCATCTTGGTTTGGTAAGGAAGATGAATTTCCAAAAGATATGCATTCTAGTGAAGTTATTTGGACAAAATCAACATTTGATAAAACAATCGAAAATAACGGTAGTATTAGTGATCTAAAAATTAACATTTCTAAATATTTAAATGGAAATTAAATAAAATCTTTGTAATAACCAACACCATGTGACATACTTCCTTCGTGTGAAACTTCAATTGTTACTATACTATCAGAATTAATACTTTCATCAAAATAAAAATATTTAAAAATTTCTCTAATCATATTTTCAATATTTTTATAGTTATAGTCATTTAATTCACGTTTAAAAGTAATTTGATTATATTCATTAATAATCAAATTTTTATTTATTTTAGTTAGATTATCAATATGTGATTTAATATTTTGAAATGATTTAAATTCTATTCCAATATTATAAACACCAAAATTTTTTGTAACCAAAATATGAATATTATTTGAATACTTTTCCCGATTCAAATAATACTTTTCATTTTTAATCTTCTTAAATATAGGAAGTAGCATAAACATTTATAATTTATATTTATATTAATAAATTTCAATTTTTTTATATATGTATATTTAATGAGTAATGTAATGTGGGATAGTCGAATTAAAACTCCTAACGAGTACTTAAGAATAGTTGAAACAAGCTTGACAGGATTTAATACTAATGCAGATATTCTAAGATTAATCAAAGAAAATGAAGATGATAAACCTGAAGTAGAAGATAAATTAGAATTAATGACTAATATAAATTTAATTAAAATTATGTTAATTAAAGAAGCACTTTCTGAAGGACATACAATTGAAAGATTTGGTGATTGTCGAGATGTGAATAGTTTAGCAGCTAGACCAGTAGATTGTATTCAAATAACATATATTATGGATACTCCTTTTAAAATTAATCATGATCCAAGGCGTAGAGAAAAGTATGGAATACCTGAAGACAAAAATAAAATGATTTGTAGAATTTTAAATCATGATATATTGTGGTTTGCACCAGTTTATTTAATAGAGGGTGATAAACAATATCAATTACATTTTTCTTTTCATAATCCTGGACCAAATAATTTAGTTTCTAGTATGAGTTTTAGACCCGGAGATAAACATACAAGACTTCATTTTTCATATTCTAGAACAAAAAATATAATTCGAATGAATCCGATTACACCATATAATAATATATTAGATAATACTCAAAAAATAATTGGAAGAAGAGACAATAGAGATAGTGTATTTTATAAAGATATAGATATGCGTGAAAATGCAAAATTATTTGGTAATTTTGTTCAACAAGAATTAAATAGATTACATACAGCTTCTTTAGAATATTTGGGTTTTAGAAATAAGTATATACATCCTTTTGATACTATGGAACATAAACATGTAAGAGAACTAAAACAAAGGGAGTTAGATACACAACTTGTAGAGTTTAGAAAAGAGGAAATACGAAAAGAAGATGCTATCAAATTAGCAAAAGAAGAAGAAAAAAGAGCAAAAGAAAGGGAACAAAGGAAAAAAGACGAAGAAGCAGCAAAAGAAAGAAGAAAGAAAGCAGAAGAAGAATGGAAAACTAAAGAACCAACAGATGCTTGGATAAAATACCAAAAATACAAAACAAAATACTTAGAATTGAAAGCTAAGTTAAAGAATATGAAATAAAAATTGATTTATAAATTTAATAATTATTAATTTTATAAATAATGGTTCAAATTAAGTTTATTAATAATATAATAATCAAACAAATGATTAAACCCCTATATGCTTATTATACAGCAGGAGAAACATTAATTAATCTACAACAAAAAATAGTACAATTAAATAAATCACAAATGTATCCAATAGTTGATTATATTAAAGAATCATACAAAAATCACGATGATTTAATAGAATGTATCAATGAATACAAAAATATAGCAACTATTGATAATTTAGAATTTATTGCAATTAAACTATCTTCATTTGATTTTAGTTATTACCATATAAATAATATTGTTAATCATTTAATTAATCAGAATAAGATTGTTCTTATTGATGCAGAAGAAGTAAAATTTCAAGATAAAATAAATAAATTATCAAATATGTTGATTGAAACACATAATAATAAATCAATTAAGATTTATAAAACTTATCAAATGTATCGAAAAGATAGTATTAAAGTATTAAATGAAGATCTTGAAAAATATCCAATTTTAGGTGTTAAATTAGTAAGAGGAGCTTATCATTCAACAGATAAAGATACTAGTATGTTATTTGATAATAAAGAAGATACTGATATATCATTTGAAAAATCCGTTAATATAATGTTTGATAAAATAGAAAAAAATGATTTATTTTTTAATAATTATAAAGTATTCATTTGCACACATAATGAAAAAGATATTAATGCTATGTTAGATAATTTTAATAAAAATAAAGATAAATTCAAAGATAGCATTTATCACGCTTCTTTATTTGGTTTTATAAATAATAAAACTAATAAAATAATAGAAAATGGTATTAAAACATATAAATATTTACCTTATGGGAAAATAGAAGATTCAGTACCATATCTAGTAAGAAGATTATATGAAAATCCTAAGATAGTCTATAATTATCTAAAATAAATTTTTTACAAAAGTGTTTTATAAGAATAATATAAATTTATATTATAATGACTGTTAGTAAAAATATTAAAATTACCGATATTGATTATAGTTCTAATGAAATTAAAAATGCAATATTAAATAATGATCCAATTGAAGAAAAATTAAATGTAATTATTGTAATATCAAACCCTCATTTATTTAAGAGAAGATATAAGCTAACTCTTGAATTTATTGAAAGAATGAAATGTGAAGAAAATGTTAATTTATATGTAGTTGAATTATGTTATAAAGATCAAAAGTTTATGATAACTGATTCTAACAATAAAAATCATTTACAACTTAGAGGAGAAGAAGTTATTTGGCATAAAGAAAATATGATTAATTTAGGTGTTAAATATTTATTACCAAAGAATTGGAAAGCTATGGCTTGGATAGATGCTGATATTGAATTTGAAAATTCAGATTGGGCAATTGATGCATTAAAAATATTAAATGGTTCAAAAGATATTATTCAATTATGGAGTCACTGTGATGATATGGATCCAGATAAATTAGCAATGAGAATATTTCATAGTTTTGGTTATCAATATTCTAAAGGTAAAAAATATATACAAACAGGTGTTAATTATTGGCATCCTGGTTATGCTTGGGCTTGTACTAGAAAAGCATATAATAAAATGGGTGGATTATTTGAATCTGCTATTTTAGGTGCAGGTGATAATATAATTGCTTTGAGTTTAATTAGAAATGGTTTGAAAGCGATTAATGTTAAATCATCAGATGGTTATAAAAAAATGGTAATTGATTTTGAAAATAAAATTAAAAATTTAAGATTAGGATATATACCTGGTGTAATTCGTCATCATTATCATGGAAGCAAAAAAAATAGAAAATATACAGAAAGATGGCAAATTTTAATTAAATATAACTTTGATCCTTTAACATGTATTAAATCAAACGATATTGGTCTTATTGTTCCTACTGAAATGTGTGATAAAAATATGTTAATTGAAATTTATAATTATTTTAAAGAAAGAAATGAGGATGGAAAATAATTTTGATTTAAAAAAATAATATCTTATTTTTATAATAAATTGTATGTCCGAAAATATAACTAGTAGCATTCAAAATAAAGTAACTTCGATGTTAATCAAATCAACAATAAGCGATTTTGAAAAATTAAATGAATATGTTTTACCAGAAGAATTGAAATTATCTTTAGCACAAAATGATTATATACATTTAAATCAATTAAATGATATTAAAAATGAAGAATTTAATCATATCTGTTTTATTGGTAATTATTCTAAATTATTAAGAAATCAAGAAAAGTATCAATTTTTAAAAAATAAAAATATAGTTATGCGTGATTTAAAAAATCAGATTTTTTTAACAAAAGATTTAAACCAAGATGAATTTAAACCTGTTCACACACCATATTCTTTTCCTTGTAAAGTAGTATCAAGTTTTGATGATGTTTATAATGGATTTATTATACATGAACAATATTATATTTTATTAAATACTGATGATAATTCACTTAAATATAATGTATATATTATAAATAAAAATAAATGTAAGGAAACAAATGCTGATTATTTATTTTTTGTATTAATTGGTAAAATTGTAAGTCCTGTACCATATTCATTAGAAGAAGTATGTTCATTTGAACAAAAATATAATTTAAAATTAAATGAACAAATTAAGGAATTTATATCAACACAAATGAGAGTTTTAACATTAAATATTGATGGTAAACAAAAAATATTTCATTTAAATTTAAATGGTAATCCAGAATTATATACACATTTAAGTAAACCATTTAATAATAAGACCGAATCATATGATTTAGAACAATTTAGAAAACCATTATTAAAACTATGGCAAAGAAATATATTAGGTGAAAATGTTGATGATGAAGTTCAAGTACTACGAGCAATTATAACAGATTCTGAAGAACAATTTTTGGATGGATTTATAAAAATTGGAACTCTTGAAAATGAAAATTTTAAAAATTATGGTATTGTTAAAAAAGAACATAACTTAATTGTAGAATTATATATGCTTTTAAATTCAGAAAATGACCAAGGTAGTATTTGGATTTATCATGTTAACGAACCAGGAAATGCTAATTTTTCAGATATTAATTATTTACCAATTAAGAGAATGTTCAAAATTGGTAGTATTTTCACTAATTAAGTTTAGAAATAATAATTTTATTTATCAACTTAATTAACATAATGGATATTAAATTAAAAATTTTTAAAAGAGGAAAAATAAAAGAAATAGAACCAGATAATAATATCACAAATATTAATTCTGGATTTAAACAAGTTCCAATTACTTTTACTAAAATAAAACAAGAACAGATTAATCCTAAAGATATAAAACAATTTACGTTAGATTTTCAACCAATTAAAGAAATTAGTTATAAATCAGTTAATTTTTTATCTAACACTATAAATTTAAATAATATGAACTTAGTATCTAACTCAACTGATTTATTACAAACTATTAATCCATCATATCAAGTAATTAAACCTATTAATGTAAATCCTATATTATCAAAACCTTTTAAAAATATTCATACATTAATCCCTCCACCTGTAATAGAACAAATATATAATTTTGATAAAAAAATAGAAACTTCATCTATAAAAGAACTTATTAAAGAAAAATTAAATAAAATTGAAAATAATATTAGTATTAAACCTATTAAAATAGATTGGAAAAAAGAGAAAGATAAAGAGAGAAAGAATAAAGAATCTAAAGAAAAACGAATTGAAAAAG